TTGCAGTACTGGTTTGATCGCCAGATTACGCCTCAAATGTGGTTGTGGCCAATTCCCAATAACGACTTCCAAATGTTGCAGTTGGTAATTGAAAGCCAGATCATGGATGTGGGCTCGATGACCAACCAATTGGAACTGCCCAATCGTTGGATCCCTGCTGTTCAAGCATGGTTGAGCCATGAAATGTCTTTGCAATTGCCTAGTGTGGATTTGGCCCGAATCACGTATTTGGAAGGCCAGTATATGAAATGGTTGCAACAAGCTGAAGATGAAGAGCGCGATAAGAGCCCGATATATTTTCAACCCGTGATAAAATATTATACATCCTGATAATATTGTTAAACATATGGATACCGCTTCTGTTTACTGGATACGCCATAAAGACCACACAGACATGTTTAGTGAGGGGTATATTGGGGTGTCTAGTAATACTGAAAACCGTTTTAAAAGACATAGTAAGTACTCAGACAATCCGCATCTAAAAGCAGCAATAAAAAAATACGGCTGGGAAAATTTAATAAAGCAAATTTTATTAATTAGTTATTCGGATTATTGCTACGCTGTAGAAAATAAATTACGGCCTATAAGACAAATTGGTTGGAATATTGCAGAAGGGGGAGTAAAACCCCCGGTTACGCAACCTCGCGGAGATGACTATGTAAGTCCTCTAAAAGGCAAATCCAAGGATACTCCTTGGATGTTTGGCCGCAAACCTTGGAACGAGGGTAAAGTAGGATATTGGTCCGAAGAACAAAAAGCTAAATTTATTGCGGGAGTTTCTAAACCGCATACTGAAGAACACATTAAAAAACGGCAAATAACAAGAGAAGCCACTCGTATTGCAAAAGGGCAAATAAAAGCTGTCCAAGTAAACAATACAAAATATAAAAGCGCAAAAGAAGCTTCAATTATCTTAAATATTCCGAAAGCAACAATTAAATACTGGTGCTACGGCAAAGGGAAACCCGGAAAAAAATATGCTTATATTACAGAATGTAGGTGGGCTTAAATGAGCGTTGTGATGACTTTTGATTCGCTTGTAGCAAACATTATCGATTACAGCGAACGGGATGATGCCGACTTTGTGGCGGCAATCCCCAATTTGATTGCCTTGGCGGAGTCTTCGATTGCTGCCGAACTGAAGACTTATCTGCAACTGACTGTTGTAGAAACCACCCTCGCCACCAATCAAGCCATTCTCAATAAGCCAGCTCGGTGGCGTAAGACGGTCAGCATGAAGGTGAATGGCGAACCCATTACGCTGCGTAGCCAAGACTATGTGGCGATGTACCAAGCCGAATCTTCAAATGGTAAGCCCCAGTTCTATGCTGAGTATGATTACTCAAACTGGAACTTTGCCCCTATTCCAGACACTTCGTATCCTGTAGAAATTATTTACTACAGCGAGATCCAGCCTTTGGATTCGGAAAATCAACAAAACTTGTTTACTGCTGTAGCACCCCAAGCTATGTTATATGGCACGTTGTTGCAAGCTCAAGGCTTTTTGAAAGCACTGGATAAATTACCAGTGTGGAAACAGTATTATACCGATGCACTTGCCGCACTGAAGAAAGAAGACAATACTCGTCGTGTGGACCGGAACACTTCTGTACAGGAACCCTAATCTATGACAACCCCAACCTATGTTTCCCCTTTTACTGGAACGGTTGTTACCCCGACAGACGTTTCCTTTTCTACACTATCATTTTCTGGCAATACCCAGTTATATTGGCCCACTGTTGTTAATGCTGTAGAAGCGCCAGCCAGTCGAATTATCAACGCAACTGCAACAGCAGCCAACAAAACAATTCTGTTGCCCGATGCCACTCAAGGCACGTTGGGCGCAGACATTTTGATCTGCAACGTTGGTTCTTACGCTTTCTTTGTTACCAATGCAGCTTCGGGCCAATCTGTTTCTATTGCGCCTGGTATCAGCCTTTACTTCTACTTGACCGACAATTCTACGGTTGGTGGCATTTGGAATAACGTAACATTTGGTGCCGGTACATCATCGGCCAGCGCAGCGGCCTTGCAAGGTGCTGGTCTTACCACCTTGGCTGGCCAGCTTGCAACGACTCAAAATATTGTTGATGTTACTTCAGCACCAACAATCAATGACGCCAGTCGTGCGGCAACTTTTGTGTGGGGCGGCGGTGCAGGCACATTTACCTTGCCTTTGCCAACCAGCATCACAACGGGATGGTACATTGGTTTCCGTAATTCTGGAACCGGTGCTTTAAGTCTTGCAGCTCAATCACCAGCCACTATCAATGGCGTGAGCGCTGTGGTTGCCAATCCCGGCGATTCCGGTTTTATCTTTTATGATGTAAGCACACTGTCTTTTATTACAGTGGGTTTAGCTTCTACTGCCAACGTGACATTTACTTCGGGCACTTATGACGTTGACTCGATCTCAGGCAACTCTTTTAGTTTGCAAGCATCAGCGCCCATCATTCAAACTTATGTGGCTCAATCTGGCACTCGTACTGCCAATTTAACAGTCACTTTGCCCGCCATAACACAGTTTTATATTCTGTCAAATAACACAGGCCAAGCTGGGTATAATATCATATTCCAATTAGCTGGAAGTGGCGGGTCAACCATTACGCTGACTACTGGCAGTATTGTGACTGTGTTGAGTAACGGTACTAACTTGTATATTTTAAATGCAAGTTCAACCAGTGTTTATAGAGCTTCAAATGGTACTGCAGGACTGCCGTCCTTTTCTTTTAATAGCGATTTACACTCAGGCATGTATTTGGACGGCACAAGTATTTTGGGCCTTTCTGCAAATTCAACTGAAATTATTCGTATAGACAATTCTAATACCGCACAACCTTTGGTTACGGTAGCGGCCCAGTTGAATGCTCAATTGATCACTGGCGGTTCATTCTAATGCCAGATTTAAATAACCAAGAACAATTTAATTCCGTTTATACTTTGGCTATTCAGCCAGGTATAAAGCGGGACGGCACTGTTTTTGAAACAGAAGAATTTACCGATGGTGTTTGGTGCAGGTTTCAACGTGGTGTTGCCAAAAAGATGGGCGGCTATCGGGAAACGTTTAGTAGTTTTACTGGCGTGTATCGTGGCATGTTTGCCCAGCCTTATAACGGCGTTAACTACGTTTTTGCTGGTAACGCAAATGGCTTAGATGTTTTTGGTACTGGATCTACTTACGGATCTGGCGCGGGCCCTTTCACTGGCACAATGTTGAACGGCACAGTTTCGGCAACGGTCACAACTAACACCACCACAACAATCACTGTTACTGGCAACGCTGTAAGTGCGTTTCCAAACGGCACTCAAATTATTTTTAGTCAGTCTGGAACGCCCACAACATACACTGTTTCTGGAACCCCGACTTATACATCACCAAGCACCGTAATAACTTTTACGCCAGCTTTGGGTTCTGGTGTTACAGTAACAGAGGTATGGAAAAAAGGCACTGTATTTTCTTCTGATACCAGAAACGATTGGCAGTTTGATGCGATTTTTAGTCCGCTTGGTGGCAATCTTCAATTACTGGCCCACCCAGGTCTTAACCTAAATAGCATTGACAATGCTGTAAAGTCCCAAGTTTTAGTGGGCAATGTTGTTCCCAGTACGGGGGATAGTTGGTCTTTTAGCGGCTTGTCTGATAGCGCAGGACCCAATCCTACGTTCCAGCCAATTTCGGTTGACGGTGGCGTTTGTGTTCTTTATCCATTTATTTTTGTCTATGGGTCGAATGGTTTTATTGCTAATAATAATATCAGTACTACTTACGACCTTCAGAACCTCTACGATTGGAACGGCCCCCTTGCCAACCAAACCAACGTTGCAAGTTCCAAAATAGTTAAGGGTATGCCCATGAGGGGTGGTACTAATTCGCCCTCTGGTTTGTTTTGGGCTACTGACAGTTTGATTCGCGTATCGTTTAATGCTGCAGCAGCACCTAACTATTGGTCTTACGATATTATCAGTAGCCAAATTTCTATCATGTCGTCTAACGCCGTGGCTGAAATGGACGGTGTTTATTTCTGGATGGGCGTTGACCGGTTTTACTTGTACAATGGTAATGTGCAAGTTTTGCCAAACGATAAAAACGTCAACTATCTTTTTGACAATATCAACTATCAACAACGTCAAAAAGTTTGGGCTACTAAAGTTCCTCGTTTCAATGAGATCTGGTTTTTTTACCCCCGTGGTAATGTAACAGAATGCAACGACGCAATTATTTATAATGTCAAAGATAAGTTGTGGTACGACGCCGGTATGGCAGTTGGTTCACAACGCTCTTGTGGCTATACAACAGAAGTTTTTCCAACCCCCATTTGGGCCGATTGGAATTATGTTCCTATATTTAGCGCACCTAAATATACTATCGCCACGCCAACAGGGCAACCAGCTGCAGGAACAAATCAGTTTTATGTCTCTGGTGACTTGACGCCCGAGTTTAGTCCCGGCAGTTATATGTCTTTGGGCAAAACAAACATTGACCCAACGTATTTAATTACTGCCAGTAAGAACGTATACAATACAACAATCGGCGCACCTGGCGTTACGTTGGTAACGGTGTCCCAAGATTTTCCAGTTACGGTTGCCACGGGTTCTCCTGTGTATTTGGCAACTGGTGGCTACCGTATTTGGCAACATGAGTTTGGTCAAAATGCCGTGTCGTTTACCGGTGAGCAGGCTGTATACTCTAGCATTACAACCAGCGACATTGGTTGGCTTACTGGAACACCAAGCGGTCAGGCTTTGCAAGGGGCCAATCGTCGTATGCACTTGCGTCGGTTTGAGCCAAACTTCTTGCAAACCGGCACTATGACAATGACCATTCTTGGCCGCAAGTTTGCCGGTGGTACTGACATGGAAGAATCTGGCCCATATTATTTTGATCAAAACACTGGTAAGATCGATCTTCGTGTAGAATATCGTTTGATTAGGTTAAAATTTGAATCTAATGAACTTGATGGAAACTACGAAATGGGTCGTAATATTATAACTTGTGAGTACGGCGATGAGCGCCCCTAAGACACAACCAGTTTTCCCCTTTCTTCCTGACTACATGAGTTGGGAAGATTGGAATGGCAACTTTGTCATTTACTATGGCCAAGAGACATTGCCTGTTGAGTCCGAAGAAAATTGGCAAAGTGCTGCTGCTCAAATTATGTCTTTGCAAACTTTTTCTGTCTACCCAGTTGCTGACCCGCAGACCTTTGACAACTGGCAAGACTGGGCTCGTGCCCTGACTTCTGCTATCAACGGTAAGAGCCACTAAGGATTAATAAACATGGCAGGCGGATCAGATAATTACGGCGGCGGAAATACCACAACATCATCGTGGCCACCAAGTTTGGTTGCTTCCACGCTTGCTAGTATTGTTCCGCCCGATTACGGCCAAGCTATTAGTGGTGATACGCTTAATCAACTGAACAGTATGCTCGGACAAATTCCGGGCTGGAACGTAAAAGCGCCACAGTATGGTTGGAGCTATCAAGCTCCGGGGCGAGATGGTGGTACAGGGTATTTATACTATTATGATCCTGTAAGTAATTACATATCGACGTATGAGCCAAGCGGCGGCGGTCTTGTAGATTTTCAATCCGATGCCCAAGTACAACAAATCGTAAAGTACTTAAATACTTCTAACGACAATTTTTCATCGTTTTTTGTTCCTGTTTTACAAATTGCCGCAACAATTTCTGGTAATGCGGAACTAGCAGCTCTTTTAAACTTCACCGCAGCTGTAGCAAGCGGCCAAGATTTTGGTAAAGCTTTAACTTCTGCTGTTGTGTCTTATGTTGCCCAAGGTCAAATAGGCGGCATATCTGATTATTTCCAAACTACCTTAAGTCTGGATCCCTCAACAGCGAATGCATTGGCTAGAACGGTTGCCAACACGGTTGGTACGGCTATTACAAACCCAAGCCAAGTTGTAAATTCTTTAACAACGGGATTGGTCAATACTTTTGTAAACTACACCACTGGTCAAATACCCGGATTTAATGATTTAAGTTCTGCCAGTAAAAATACAATCAACACTGTAATTGGGGATTTTATTAAAGCCTCTAGCGGTAAAGGATTGACAACTAGCGAACTTTTGAACCAAGCAGTTAGCATTGGTAATCAATACGGTATACAAGCCTTGCAGCAACAAACTGCTACAAACGCAGGCTATAGCAACTATTCCGATTATACAGCTGGTAAAAATGGCGGATTCACCGACGGCAACACATACTATGCTGCCCGCAACAATGGGTTTACTGATGCCACTTCATACAATAATGCAACAGCGGAAGGTTTTAACAACGCATCAACCTATGCTGCAGCAACATTAGCCGGATTCAATAACGCTTCAACATTTAATGCTGCGGTATCAGCAGGTTTTACAAACGTTAGTGATTATAATACTGCGGCATCTCTTGGTCTTAGCACAGCTTCTGAATTACAAAGTCTTCAATCTTTTGCCAACGCTGGCGGTTTTAATTCATTAAATCAAGCACAAGCTGCTCAAGCTGAAGGATTTAAAGACATAACAACGTTTAATGCAGCGCAGTCAGAAGGTTTTAGTAATGTAAATAACTATAATTTAGCGCAGTCTTTAGGCGTCAATACCGAACAAGGATTAGAAGCTCTTCAATCGTTTGCATCAAATGGTGGGTTTGCTTCTTTGTCTACAGCAAAGAACGCACAAAATGCTGGGTTCACAGACGCAAACACATATCAAAATGCGTTGAATGCCGGATTCACAGACGCGAATACCTACAAAACCGCAACCAATGCTGGGTTCACAGACGCAAATACTTATAGAGTAGCC